AGAAGGATTATTAGAAGTCCCTGTATCACATCCAAATCCATTTTGATTTCCGTACATAAAATTTAAAAAAGCCGCTTGTTCATTAATTAAATCTGTTTGATAACCAAAGTTAAGTTGGTCTTTGATTGTGTTAATAGCTTCCAAAATCTGTCTTTGATTCTGCACACTATATTGCAAACTTGGTTCTGGTACATATGCTGATATCTTTGCCATTATCTTCTACCACCTGCTTCAATGTCTAATCTTAAAGTTCCATATCTCCAGTTTTGATTTAACCCTGTATTCTCAACTTTAAAACTAACTTGTCTTCCTCTAACTCTTGTATCTACTTTAGTCGTTGAAGAGCTAATTGTAAAGGGACCAGTAATTGTTGGTACAGTTGTAGATGGTGTAGAATCAGCATTTGCTGGGTAATCTCTAAAGAATAATGTAATTACAGCATCACCTTGTAAGTTTTTAAAGTCAGGCACAAAACGTCTAACTCTCATAATTAATTGTCCATCTCCACCTAAACCTTGTTCAGATATATCGTAATCTCCAGACATAACATAAGAAGGAATAGCTGTTTCAACTCCTTGATAATTTACTTCATTAGTTCCAACTTCATGTTGCCAGTACCTCGATGCTCCGAACTGGCTTGTAGCTCCATTGATTGTAGGAAAAGTTGGGGTATCTGTTATTGTATATTGAGTTGCATAAGGTTGAGGATAAGTTATAGCATCTACATAAGTTGTTCTAGCAAGTGATCCAACAACCCAAGTATCTTCAAGGAAGTTATATACAACCCTTGCATTTACTTGTGTAGAACTTGCGGTTGCATAAAACCAACCTACTTCGTTGTATAATGAATTGTGATAGGCATAAGCCATTTCACTTGCATTATAATTAATTCCAGGGTTTTCTCCATTTTCTCCGTCTGTTGTAAATACATAGTCTTGAACTAAACTTGGCACCTGTTTAATAGTTCCATCAAATGCAAAAAATCCTCCGCCATATCCCATCCACCATACAGCTCCTTGTGCATAAATCATTGCATGTTGTCCTAATGCTCCACAATTTGTACCAACTTGTCTAACTGAGAATACAAATGGAGGACCAATAAATTGAATAGTATAAGCTGCAGCATCTGTTAAAACTAAAATATAATCTTTACCTTGCACAGCTCCAATAATTGTATTTCCAGTATCTAATCTAAATGTACCTGCGCTATTTGTAACCGTTGGATTCCAATCAGTATAATCTTCAGCATTAGACCATCTAATATACATTGGATCAAATGTGGATGAATCTCCAATTGTAGTTTCAGTTCCAAATGCAAATACGTGTCTATCTCTATCTGATGTTAATGTCATAATAGATTTAGTAGGGCAACCTGTTAAAACAGTTGCTCTTGTACTTAATCTTCCAACTGTTGACGGATCCCATGTATAAGTTTTTCCTTTATGAACAGTTGCAATTAAAATTTGTCCAAAATTATCTAGTGACCAGCTGCCAGGATCGAGTACCACGTTTGTTGTAGGTCTTTCAGTTCCCCATGTAGATAATCCCCATGTTGCAGTTCCCCATCCATAAGCTCCACTTTGTGATACGGGTCCGATTGTAATATAAGGAGTACAAGTTGCAGAACCTGATGCTGAACTATTACCTGATGCATTTGTTGCCATTGTAATAGTAAAAGTATTTACAGTTTTAGAAATTACTTCAAAAGTATTTGTTGTAAAATCAGCTGCAACATATCCTGATCCAACAGGAGCTGTGACTGCAGAAAAAACTATATATTCTCCAACTAATAATCCATGACCTGCTGCATTCACTGTTACAGTTTTAGAGCCACTTGATGTTGTAAAAGTACAACCTGTAACTGCTCTTGCAGTATCTAATGGAGTAATATCATAAAAAGATTGTTCATAATAAATAACTAATACTTTAGAAGACCCTAAAGCTGAATACTTTTTACCATCTAATGCAGTCCAAGTTAATTGTTCTCTAATAGGACCTGCTATTTTATATTCAACTAATTCTTGCCAGCCACCTATTTTTTCAGGTTGTCCATAACGAAAACGAATATTATCGCAATCTATCCATTGCCCCTCGGCTCCGGTAGCTGTTGTTTGTTTGTTAATTCCTGGTTTAAGCTGTACTTTTTGTAAAGGCATAAGCCTTCCTTTATATAGGTTTTATTAGTAAATGCACTATTTTTTTGGAAGTATTATATTCCAATCTATGTTTTTAATCAATTCTTCTAACTTTACTTCAACTAATCTATTTTCTTTCATATATCTTATAAATTCTTGTGTATCAATTAATATCCATTCTTTATCTGTTTCAAATAACACTTTATCGGCTTTATTTTGAAAAGGTATAAATTTACTTTTTTTATTATCTGGTATATTTTTTAAAAATCTAATATCAAATTTTAAATGTTGATTAGATAGTCTTTCTATAATACCAGAAACTTGCCATTGTTCATTATCAAGGTTCCAAATTACATTTTTTAAATAATCTTCTACAAATTTAATATTCATACATATCTAGACAAACTATAATACATAGACTATATATATTATTAAGAAATAAAATATATGAATTTAGAATATAAATATTGGGTTTTTCCAAATGTTTTATCACATAAATTTTGCAATGAAATAAAACAATATGGAATACAACAAGAAGATAAAACAGCTCTTGTAGGTGGTTTTACCCATGATCAAAAAATTAATAAAAAACAAATAAAAAATATACAAAAAATTAGAAATTCTAATGTTGCATGGTTAGATGATAAATGGATTTATAGAGCAATTTTACCTTATGTCTATGAAGCAAATAAAATGGCAAAATGGAATTTTGAAATAAATGCTTTTGAATCCTGCCAGTTTACTAAATATGGTCCAGGACAATATTATGGTTGGCATTGTGATTCTTTTCCAAAACCTTTTAATAAACCAAATGTTCCAAGAGAACATGGAAAAATTAGAAAATTATCTGTCACATGTTCTTTATCAGATCCTTCAGAATACATGGGCGGAGAACTAGAATTTAATTTTAATGAACCCGATATAACAAAAAAAAATAACATAAAAAAATGCACTGAAGTTCTTCCAAAAGGATCTATCGTTGTTTTCCCTAGTTTTGTATGGCATAGAGTATGCCCTGTTCAACAAGGGATAAGATATTCACTTGTAATTTGGAATTTAGGATATCCATATAAATGAAAATAATAGAAAATTTTTTAGAAAAAGAAATTCTTAATAATATTAAAAACACATTATTAGATTCAAATTTTCCATGGTACTATAGTAATTTTACAGGGAACAATAATGATTATTCTGATTCTTTTTTTTATCATTATTTATTTGCAAATGATCAACAAACAAGTCCATATTTTAATAAAGTATTAATTCCCATTATTAGTAGATTAAACTTTAATTATTTACTAAGAGCAAAAGTTAATTTCTATAATAAAAAAAATAAATTTATAAAAACAGCTTTTCATGTTGATTCTGATCAAAATCATACAGTTGCCTTATTCTCAATAAATACAAATAATGGCTTTACTTTTTTTAAAAATGGTAATAAAATACCTTCTATTGAAAATCAAATGTTAATATTTGATGGAAAATTAGAACATTGTAGTGTTTCTCAGACAGATGAAAAATTTAGAATTAATATAAACATAAATATAATATAAATGAAAGAAAATTTATTTGTTGATTATTATTTTGCTACCCCTGTTTATATGGGAGAAATACCTGAATGGATTGATTCATTAAATAAAGCATCAGACTTATTTATAAAAGAATCTAAATATAGAAATAAAGATTTATTTAAAAATAGGAATAAAGAATTAGGAAAAAATTTAAATGATTTTGCTAGTGTACATCATTCAACTTCTTTAATAGATGTTCCTGATTTTTTTGAATTTAAAAAATATATAGAAGAAAGATCTTTAGAAATATTAGATAACATAGGTTATGATTTAAAAGAATATATCTTATATTGGTCGGAACTTTGGGTACAAGAATTTGGTAAAAAAGGAGGGGGACACCACGAAGGTCATATACATAATAATTGCCATGTCAGTGGTTTTTATTTTTTAAAATGTTCTGACAAAACATCTTTTCCAGTTTTCCATGATCCAAGACCTGGTAAATTAATGACTCAATTACCATTAAAAAATGAAACTGAAGTTAATGCTGGAAATTCAACAATTCATTTTAAACCTAAACCAGGGTCTTTGGTTATGTTTCCTTCTTATTTAGAACATCAATTTTCTGTTGATTTAGGCATAGATACTTTTAGATTTATACACTTTAATATACAAGCGGTTAATAAACAAATACTTAATATAAAATAAAAATGAATTTTAAAAAAAATAAATATAAACTTATAAAAAAAGCAATATCAAAAGAATTATCTCTATTCATTTATAATTATTTTTTAATGAAGAGACAAGTTTGCAAAACATTATTTGAACAAAGATACATATCACCTTTTGAAACATTGTTTGGAATATGGACAGATCAACAAGTTCCAAATACTTATTCACATTATGCCGACATTGTTATGGAAACTTTATTATTAAAACTACATCCTTTAATGGAAAAAGAAACTGGATTAAAATTAAATCCAAATTATTCTTACGCTAGAATTTATAAAAAGGGAGATATTTTAAAAAGACATAAAGATAGGTTTAGTTGTGAAATATCTACTACTATTAATCTTGGAGGTGACCCATGGCCTATATTTATAGATCCAACAGGTGCAGATAATGTAATTAATGAATATAAAAATATAATAAAACCAGAAGCTCCTAAAGGAATTAAATTAATTTTAAAACCAGGTGATATGCTTCTATATAGAGGAAATCTATTAGAACATTGGAGAGAACCTTTTGAAGGCGATAATTGTGGACAAGTTTTTTTACATTATAATAATACAGCAACCCCTGGATCAAACGAAAATATATTTGATAATAGACCTCATTTAGGATTACCAGCTGATTTAAAAAGAAATGATAAATAAAAAAATACTATCTGAAATATCTTTATATTATGGCACAATTAAAATGCCAAATGGATTTGAAATTAAAAAAGAAGAACTTGTAAAGAATATAACTTTATCAAATTATTATAAAGATATTGAATATCCATTTTCTAAAGAATGGGATAAATTAAAATCATTTTTAACTGATTTTTTTTCTATTGAACATAAATTACTTTTAATTCCTAAAGAAACATTTGGAAATTATTATGAAAAAAATGAAATATCAAAACCTTTATTACATGTAAATCCAGCTGATTTTAGAAATTCACCTGATTTTGTATTTTTATATGGTGTTGAAATAGAACCTAAAACTTGTGAAATAATAATTTACTATGATGATAATAGAAGAAAAGGAAATATAAAAAAAATATTTTTAGAAAATAATGAATTTATTATGTTTCCATCTTCTCAAATGTATTATGTAAAAAATAATAAAAATTCTTATTTAAATTTTATTCAAACTATACTTTTTAATTATGTTTAGTTTTTAATAAAATCCCACGTTTGATTAATTTCGTTCCAAATATAATCATAAAGAGGAATTATTTGATTAGCAGAAATAATTTCTTGAATCTGTTCTTCTGTTAATTCTGGTTTTGGAATTGGAGGTATCCAAGTTTTTAATTCATCAGAAAATTTCCAAGATAAAAAAGGTTTTGGAGTTGTAAAACTTTCATATTCTGGATACCATTTTGCACCTACATATGCATAATTCCCCCTATAAGGTTGTTTTCCTGATTTATGTTTATTAGCATATGTATTATAAGAAGTTTTTATCCATAAATGCTTTGGCCAGTTGTTGTGTTGTTCTAAATACTGTTGACCAATACTTTCAGATTCTTGACCATTTTGATCTAAAATTTTTTCATCCTCAATTGTTACAACTTGTAACACAATATTATCTTCAGATATTTTTGCAAAATGAGCCATTTATTTATATTGATATCTAATTACTACTATTCCAGAACCACCTGCGGAAGCTGGAGCAGCAGCTGGTCTTCCTCCACCTCCACCTCCTGAATTAGCTGTTCCGTCTGTTCCAGAGCTATATGCCGTTCCGCCGCCACCATCGGGTGCAGCACCAGCATTTATTCCGCCACCACCCCCTGAAAAATATCTAACTCCAGGAACTGGTCCCGTAGTTCCATTTGCTCCACCTATTGCAGGATTTACAATTCCACCAATACCACCTTTTCCACCTGTGCCAGGAGTTGCATTTCCACCCACACCTCCTGCTCCACCACCGCCTCCTGATTGCCAATTACTAGGTGATGAAGTAAAACCATCCCCTGAGTCATATCCTTGTGGAGGTGAAGTTGGTGGATTATTTCCTCTACCTACAATGGGAGCACCACTACATAAATTTCCTGCTCCTGACCCACCTGGCATTTGTGATCCGCTTGGAGGAAAACCTCCACTTATAAGTGGATGTCCTTCACCACCTCCACCGCCAGTTGAAGTTATTGTTGAAAATATTGAAGAAGACCCTCTTCTTCCTGAACTATCTGGAGAACAGCTAGCGGGTATTCCTCCTGCTCCTCCTGCTCCTACTGTTATTGGATATGCAGTTGCGGTAACAGGTATTCCTGTTGGATTAGAAAGAGGTGACATTGTTGGTGCAGGTAATCCGTAAAAATTTGATAATCTAAATCCTCCTCCACCAGCACCTCCACCAGCTCTATTTGCAGGATAACCATTATTTCCTCCGCCACCACCTCCAGCAACTACAAAATAATCTACATTATTTGTGGGACCTAGACCTGCTTTTGAAACTGTAAATGTCCCAGGGCTTGTAAATGTATGAACTTTATAATTTCCACAAGTAGTAACAGTTCCACCTGTAGCACAAATAAATGGTGAACCTCCGGCTGTAAGACCAAATCCTTTTGCAGATCCAGCTCCTCTTGATGCAAGTATAGGCATTCTTTCTTCTCCTTCTATTTAAATTGTGTTAACGATGCTAATACTGTGTATGTTGACGCTGCTGTTTTAATTGCTGTGTAAGAATACACATCCGTAGATGAAGCATTTCCAGTTGTAGGAGCAGATCCACCTTGCCAAATTGCTGTAACAGTAGTTCCATCAACTTGAGTTATCGCGTTGTAATAAGTTGTATTTAAATTTACGTTAAGATAAGCAACTGTAACTGCTTCACCTATATTCATAACACTGTTTAATGCAGTTGTTGAGTTTCCTCTTAAATTAATTATGTGATTAGCTGTATCAACTGAGTTATCATAATAAACAGCTTGTGTAAGTACATCATAGTTAATTGTAGTATTGAAAGTTGTTGTTACTGTAACCGCTTCTAGAATACCAAATACTTTTGATTCACCATTTAATGTAACTCTTCCAAGATTTCCTTTTGGAGTTAATGTTAAACCAATGTTTGTATCAGCACCTGTTGCTGAAATAGCTGGACTGTTTCCAGTTGCAGCGTTTGTTAATGTTATACCGTTTGTAGCTGATGCAGTAGTTGCAAAAGTAATTTGAGGATTACTATTACTATCTAAAATACCGGTTGCATTTGTAAATAAAATATTTTTTGAATTTGTACTTAAGTTTGCAGCAAGTGTTGGAGCATAATCATTAGATAAATATCCAATATTTGAATCTACAAAATCAGTTCCATTAGCATATAAAATTTTTGTACCTTTATCCGTTGCCGAGAAAGTAACTCCTGTTTGACCAGAAATTTTTACAGTTACAGTAAATGCACCTGTTGTACTATTTCTAATGATGTAAGTTTTATTTGTAACTCCAGCTGGAATAGTTACGTTTACGTTCCCAGTTATTGTTCCTGTTAAATTTAATACAGCATTTTTACCATCTGAAGGTAAACCATTTGTATAAGTTAAAGTTGCTCCAGTTGTTGCATTTAATGTAATTGAAGAATAACCAGCAATAGATTGTTGAAGAATAACTAAATTTGTATTTGTAATATCACCCCATGTACCAGAGTTTTCACCTGTTACTTGTAATTCTAGTTTGAGGTCTGTAGAATAACTTGATGCCATATTTTAATCCTTATTTGTTAATATTATTAAATTTAAGCGGCTGTGTCAACCTCATTCCAAGTTGCATCAGTTCCGGTGTTAATTACTGTCCAAATTTGCACATTAACACTATTATTATTTAAAGTTATAGTCAAGCGATTTCCAGTAAGAATTACTAAAGCACTAGCTCCTGCAACTGCTGTTCCTGTGGAAATTTTTAATGAATTACCATTAACATTTACAGGGGTATTTAAATTAACTGTGACAGAGCCTCTAGAAAGAACTAATTGTGTACCTGTAACAGATACATTAGCATTAGCAGTAATATTACTTAAATCATTTAAAGATAATTTTAATTGTTGACCTGTGACATTTGCATCAGGAGCTGGATCTACTACACCTTCTGCAATGGCCATAGTAATATCTACTTGACTTTGACCCCATTTTTGAGCTCCCCAAGCAACAACTCCCCAACCAACTTGACCAATTGAAGAAACAGAAGCTATAACACTTACATCAATACTTTCATCTCCTTGAGAAAGTTTTAATTGTGTACCTGTAACAGATAGATTTGAATCTCCTTTAATACTTACATTATTTATTGATAAAAAATTAATTTGTTGTCCTGTAATATTTGCATCAGGCGATGGATCAACATTTCCTTCAGAAAGAACTAATTGTGTTCCTGTAATAAATATGTTGGCATTTGCTAAAGGAGTTACACTACTTAAAGATGTTGATAATAATCCTGCTGATGTAACTGGAGCAACTGTTGCTTGAGTTCCCCAAACATTTGCGCCCCAAGCAAGTCTTCCCCAACCATCATTAACTTGTGCAGTTACTGATTCATTTCCTAAAGCAATAGGAATAATATTGGATGTTCCACCCCAATTATTATATCCCCAAGTTCTATTACCCCATGGATATGGAGAATCATTTGCACTTGTTAACTGTACAAAATTATCACCTTGAAGGCCCCAAAGACCTATTCCCCAACTTTGTTGACCCCATGCAGCCATAATAGGTTACTCCTATTAATTGCCGATTCTTAAAAGAGCCGCTGAAGTTGTATTTGCTGGGAACTGAATTGTGAATGTTCCCGAAGTTGCTGTTTTATCTCCACCAAAACTTAGTATACATACTGCTGAATTACCTGTTGATGTATTATAAATTAAACATCCTGCTGCAGTTAATGTAACTCCTGTGAAAGATAAATCGTTAAAGTCTACACATGCAACACCTGATGATACAAAAGGTGTAATATTAACTAAAGTTCCACCACCTGTTACATACTGACCAGTATTTGCTACTTCATTAGTTGAAGTATAAACAGTTGTTGATGAATCTAAAGTTGCTGCAGATGTATACAAAGCAAGTTTAAAAACACTTCCTGTAGTTTGTGTAAAATCGTGTTTACCCTGAAGGATTTGTTGTTTAAACGAATTTGCAACCGCTTGTGTTATAGCCATATTTTACTCCTGTTATCCTTGTTTTTGAATTCGAGGTGAACCTTCTAAATATTCATCTCGTCTTCTTCTTCCCATTTGTTCAATAGAGAATCCTTGTAGTGCAGAAGTATATTTCTGTTCGTACAACTGAATTAAATCAGCAGGACCCTTTAAAAAGCCATAAGCCTCAACAAGGCATGCATATAATAAACCAGTTGGGAATTCCTGACTTAAATATGTAGTTGTAGTAGTAGCCGATAATCCAGCAGGTTTCAAGGTATAATTTAACTGCATAGTATAATTTATATCAGGGATAGGGGCTAAAACTATATGTTGTTCATCCCAATAGCTAAAATATTTAGGTAATCCTTGTTCTTGGTCAGGATTATATTCATTAATAAAGCTTGTTTCTCTATATTCTACAACGGTTGCAACACCATCAGAATCTATAATTTGAGCTTCTCTAATAACTAAAGTTTGGTTAGTTAATAAAGGAGTACTTACATAAGGATGACCTGCAATAATAGAAGCTGTTGCAAATTGTCTATTATTGTCAGAATCTACATCTCTTTGAATTCTCCATTCAGCATCACTAATAAATCCATCAACAATACTTTGTGTAAATACATTTGAATCTACCTCTGTATAGTTTCTAATCTTAGCTGT